CTGAAGTTCGAATACGCCCAGCTGGACCTTGACTGCAACGGGCTGGAGACCAATCTCCAGGTGGCGTTTCAGGAGCTGCTCTGGTTTGTAAAGGCGCACCTTGCCAACACCGGAAAGGGCAGCTTTGAGAACGCCACCGCCCAGATCATCTGCAACAGAGATATCATCATTAACGAGGAGAGCGCCATCTCCATGTGTGCCAACAGCATGGGCATTCTCTCCGAAGAGACGGTGCTCGCCAATCACCCGTGGGTGGACGATCCCCAGGAGGAGCTGAAACGGCTCAAGGCGCAGAAGAAGGAAGCCGTGAAGCAGTTTGGCGCCGCCTATGGCGATCAGGACGATGGTGACGAAGAATGAGATCCGCCGCGTACTGGGAAAAGCGTGCCATCGCCGTGATGGACGCAGGCATGGCCAGCGCGGACAAGGTGCTGAAAGGGCTTCAGAAGGCGTACGACCGCGCAGAACGGCAGGTGCTTGGGCAGATCGAAAGCCTCTACGCCCGCTACGCCGGCAAGTACGGCCTGACCTTCGAGCAGGCCATCAAGTCCATCGCCGAAAGCGAGTACAAAGAGTGGCGCATGACCGTGGCGGAGTACGTGGAGCGCATCATGGCCACGGGAGACCAGGAACTTCTTCGGGAGTTCGATACGCTGTCCACCCGCTCCCGTGTCACGAGGCTGGAACAGGTGGAAGCAGCCATCAAGGTGAATGTCGCAGAGTTGCGCACTAAACAAGAACAGATGGTGACCGAGCTCCTGCACAGCACCTATGAGAAGAGCTATTACCGCACTGCATACAACATCCAGAAGGCACTGGGTTTCGGCAAGACGCTGGAGCTTCTGAACCCTATGGACGTTGCCAACGCCTGCGCCTACCCGTGGTCCGGCGCGTCTTTTTCGGAGCGCATCTGGACGAACACGGATGCTTTGGCGAGGGAGCTAAAGGAGACCATCACCGTCGGCCTGATCCGCGGCACAAGCATTGACGAGATGACGCGCAACCTGCGGGACAAAATGGGAGTCAGCTTCTCCGCCGCGGAGCGCATCATCCGCACCGAAACCGCCCGCGTTGTGGAGGACGCAGAACTGCAGAGCTACAAGGACTGCGGCATCGACCGGTACGAGATACTCGTTCAGCTGGACGAGCGCACCTGCAAAACCTGTGGCCCCAAAGACGGGCAGCAGCACGCCGTGAAGGACGCCCAAATGGGCGAGAACTACCCGCCGTTCCATCCCCGCTGCCGGTGCACCACCGTGGCGGTGTTCGACGACCTTGTCACCGAGGGCAGCATGCGCGCTGCGAAGGAAGGAAAGGGCGGCTACCGGCTGGTGCCGGCGGATATGACCTTAGAGGAATGGCGTGATCTCTTGTTGACAAATCACCATTCGGTGATAAGATAAAACTATCGGATATTGAGATCCCCCGAAACCTAGGCGCAGCAGCTTTCCGCGACACAGTGAAACTTCCGTCCGGAAAGCTTTCAAAGATAACAGAAGGCACAAAAATTACAAAGGTTGTTGTGTTTGCCGGCAAAGGCACAAAAAGGCCTGTTGAAGTTGCTAAGTATCTTAGTCGTCAATACGGCGTTCCCGAAAGCGAATGGAGAAAAGTTCGAGGTGACGGGTATGTTGATGATGGCGACGAAAGCAGGCACGCCGAACTGCACTGGTTTGAAGCTGATGGCGTTGGGCGTGTGCAAATGAAAGTCAAAAGGTGGTTTGATGAAAGTTAAGTTCCTCGGTGAGAGCAACCCGTTAGCTCTTTTGAGCGGCAAGGTTTACGAAGTATTGTCGGTGGAAAAAGGATGGTACAGAATCGTAGACGAGACTGGAGAAGACTACTTGTATCCGTCAGAAGATTTCGAAATCGTAGAGGATTAACCGCCAAGCGCAAGCAAGGCGGTTTTTATATGCCCGAAAGGAGAATGCATGACCATTCAGATTCTTGGAAGCGAATGGACTGTTCTGTTCGAAACCGAAGAAGAGAACCCCAGGCTGACCGATTCAGATGGTTATAGCGACCCGACGAATCGGACGATATCCGTTAAAAAGAAGTATGCCGATGAGCTCATGAACCTTGCAGACATGGACGCGTACAAGCAAAAGGTGCTCCGGCACGAGATCGTTCACGCCTTCTTGTTCGAGAGCGGACTGACGGATATCGCACGAGACGAAACGGTGGTCGAGTGGATCGCCGTGCAGCTCAGCCGGCTGAACGCCGCCATGATGCAGGCTGGATGCGTTTAGTCAAATACCATCACGTTTCAAACGTCCTTCGGGGCGTTTTATTTTTGCCCTGCCGCGCCGGGTGAAGCGCGCGGACCGGAGTGCGGGCGGGTTACCCGTAAAAAACCTAATCGGGAGGAACGGAAGGAAATGAATCTCAAAGAACTGCTGGGCGAAGAGCTCTTTAACCAAGTCACCGCTGCGCTGAAAGGCAAAGGGGAAGGCGGAAAGGACGCGGAGCTTGCCATCGTCAATGACGGCAGCTACATTCCCAAAGCCAAGTTTGACGAGCTGAACGAGAAGTACAAGGCTGCCGACAAGCTGGCAAAGGACACCCAGAAAGCGCTGGACGACCTGAAGGCTGCCGGCGATCCAACGGAGCTGAAAACCCAGCTTGAAAAGGCGCAGCAGGACGCGAAGAAGCAGGCGGAGGAGTACAAGGCTGCCATGGCAGACCTTGAACTCACCTATGCTCTGCGCGCCGCCCTGACGGATGCCCACGATCCAGACATCGTGGCAGGGCTGGTGGACAAAAAGCAACTCAAGTTGCAAGACGGCAAGCTTTCAGGACTTGACGAGCAGCTGAAGGCGCTGAAGGAGCAGAAAGCGTTCCTGTTCAAGCAGCCCGAGAGCAATCAGCAGGCCACATTCAAGGGCATCAACCCCGCGGAAGGCAGCAAAACCGCCCAAACGAGTCCGGAGCTGAACACGGTGCTCCAGCTCATGGGGCTGCCCCAAACCTAACCAATCAAACGGAGGATTAAAACATGCCGATCAACACTTTGCAATACGCAACGATCTTCCAGCAGGCGCTGGACAAGCAGATGGTCGCTCTGGCGACTTCCGGCTGGATGGAAGCGAACGCCGGCCAGGTGAAGTACCACGGCGGCGCAGAAGTCAAGATTCCGAAACTGAGCCTGCAGGGCCTCGCGGACTATGACCGCGACGACGGCTTCGTGCAGGGCTCCGTGACCCTCGAGTACCAGACCTTTGTCATGACCCAGGACCGCGGCCGCACCTTCCAGCTGGACGCCATGGACGTAGACGAAACCGGCTTCGTGGCGAACGCCACCACCGTCATGTCCGAGTTCCAGCGCCTGCACGTCGTGCCGGAGGTAGACTCCTACCGCTACAGCAAGATTTACGCGCTGGCGAACACCGCGGGCAACGTCACCACCGGCTACACACCGGATGCGAAAGACATTCTGACCAGGCTCAAGGAGGATATCGCCACCGTAGAGGATATCGCCGGCGACCTTGCCGATCTCGTCATCACCATGTCCATCCCTGCCGCCAACGTGCTGGACCAGTGCGACCAAGTAAGAAGGGTGCTGGACGTGGCGGACTTCACCAAGGGCGGCGTGACCACGAAGGTCAAGGCGCTGGACGGTGTGCCCATCATCAAGGTGCCGTCCAATCGCATGAAGACTGCCTACGTCATCAAGGACGGCACCAGCACCGGTCAGGAAGCCGGCGGTTTCGCGCCCGCGGAAGGAGCGAAGCAGATTAACTGGATCATCTGCCGCAGGACCGCGCCCATCGCCATCTCCAAGACTGAGAAGGTGCGCATCTTCGAGCCCAACGTCAACCAGAAAGCGGACGCGTGGAAGCTGGACTACAGGAAGTACCACGACCTGTGGATTCCGGCGAACAGGCTCGCCGCCGTGCGCGTGAACATCGGCGCGTAAGGAGAGCACCATGGTGCGCTTGAGACTGGATAACGTGATTCGCTACGCGGAGAGTCCGGCGAAAATTCATGCGCTCAAAGCCCTGGGGTATGTAGAGGAGCCGGAGGACGCGCATGCTCCTTCTGCTGAGAAGAAGGACGCTGAAGGTTCGAAAGCCAAAGCGCTCAAGTCCGGATAAGGAGTGTACACCATGCTCGCCAAACTGAAGATCCTGCTGGGCATAGACGGGGACAGCGAAGACGCTGTCCTCGCGTTCTGCCTGGACTTTGCCACGCAGGCTGTGCTGGCCTACTGCAATCTGGACGAGTTGCCGTCTGCCCTTGAGTGGACGGTGACCGCCATGGCGGCGGACAAGTACCGCATGGAGGGCTACGGGAAGAAAGAGGCCCCTATGGGCGCAGTAGCGAGCCTGTCCCAGGGCGATGTGTCCGTCAGCTACAAAGACGCAGCCAGTCAGGATACCAGCGGTCTGCTGAAGAACTACACCACCATTTTGAACCGCTTCCGGAGGCTGGCATGGTGAACTTCGACCGCATGGCGAAAACCGTGGCGGAAACGCTGCATTCGGACAGCATCGCGCTGTACCGCCCAACTCAGACCACAGGGAAGTATGGCACATCGATTGCCGGCGAACCGGAGCTTCTGGGCGAGGTCCGCTGCAGCATCCAGCCCTATTCCTCGGAACTGGCGCAGAAGGAGTACGGCCTGACCGTGCAGGCGGAAAAGCGGGTGTTCACCCTGCCCACGGCCTGGGCGGCTCTGGGGAACCTCGCCAGGATTGGAGATGCGTGGTATCGCATCGAGGCGGTGCCGGACGACCGGAGCATGGCGGTTCTTCTGCTTGTGCGGAGGTGAAGCATGGCCATAGAGTTTCGCATCGATGCTTCCAGCCTGGAGGACGCGATTCGAGGTAACGTGGAGGAGTATCTTGACCGGGCTG